CTTGATTTTGTAAAATATTCTATTCTTTCTTTGTCTATAAAAATCACCCCCGGTATTATTGTTTGAACTGAGGATCCGTCGCGACCGATAATGCTTTTTGGATCTGGCAACAATGATCCGTCTTTCACTGTTATTGTTTTAGTACCTGGTGTCATGTCTTCCGTCAGTGTTGTTGTTGACGTTTTTGAAATACGTTTGTAAAAAGTTCTATTCAACATGTCCTTAAATATTCTGAATCCTGTGGCATTCACTGCTGAGTCAACAGCAAAGTACAACACATCCAATCTGTCAGAGGATGTGATAGTTCTTCCGTTAATGGTTATTGTGTTACCGCTGACTGTGTAGTCACTAGCCTGTAATAATTGTTCACCGTTCAGCCAAACAAAGGTGTAACTAGCGTTTAATGTATCAAATCGTAGTTTGAAAATTCCACTGCTTCTGCCCTCAAGAACTTCTCGTCTCTGTTTCATGCCTAAAGCATTGTTGAAAGTAGTGACTGATAAAGTGTCACTTGCACTTAATGAATATGGAGATGTGATTGCACTTGGCACAAGAACCAAATCAGCATCAGCACCACCGTCAACGAAATACTGATGGTCGACCAGCGTAGATATACAAATGACGTCAGTCGCTGATGGCACATTCGCTGTGTTAAAGTTAACGTTTTGATTGCCTATGTCCACTGTGTAATCAGTGTTTAAGATTTTTTGAACTCCATTGACAAAAACTTCGACTTGACTTGCTGATGAAATGGTCTTGGCCGGATCAACAGTAGAATCATCTTCAAGTCCTGATAACACGCCATAAGTGTAAGTGCTTCCGTCACCTAGATAGTAAGTGTTATCCGGTCCCCGTAACAGCCTACCATTTAGTTCCACAGTTGTCAGTCCAGATAAAGGACCTATTGCTCCAGGTGGATACGTCAATGCATATCTGTTGGTTGATCCATCATAAGTTATTGACTCATTACGAACACTCGCAAAACTTCTAGTTGACGTCGTGGACTTGTTGAATCCTGCTATCTGCACAAAGGCATCTGCTTCTGGTGGAGTGTTGAATGTTACAGTGATTGTGTTTGCACTAATCGACGTTGCGTATGCTGTAGTTGGCACTCCGTCGATTGTCACATAGATATCAGATGATGTTGAATCAAGATTGAACTCACCCCTGGTTGACGTCAAGAACGCTGTCGTGCTTCCGTCGCCTGTAAATGTGTTAAGCACCCTGTAGTTTTCTCCAGATATAGCAAAGACCTTAGTTGATATTTCACTGTGGTTTACAGGTGCTGTGTCAAATGTGATTGTTTTGTTAGCGACGTCGATTGTGTAATCTGATATTGTGGAGTCCAAGGCATTGCCTTTTTGAATGACTCCATCTACTGCTACTGTCACTGATCCTAGTGATCCTGGGAAGTTTCCTATGCTGAACACAGTAGTGGTTCCGTCTCCTCTGTAGTTTCTCTCCGATATAAATGGCACTCCAGACTCTGGCGAGGTATAGACTTTGATGTCCACTGTGTCGAACATCTGTCCTGGCACAACTTCTTCTGGTGCGTAACTCGTATCTGGGGAAACAAATTCATCGCCCTCTAACACAATGTCACTTGGTGCATGTCCTAGTGCCGATGTGAAAAGTCCACCCTTGACTATCGAGTCTATTGTCCTATCATCTGTTGGAGTTAACACACCGTCATCATCGAAAGGAATAAATTCAACTAAGGCGTTCGCCTCTGGAGTTTCACTGATGCCAAATGTTACAGTTGATCCATCACCTCTGATCACATCAGGCAGTTTCTTCCTTGTGCTGTCGTCCTGTGTGATGTAAACTTGAAACACTTCTGTTGTGGCTGGCGCAGTGTCAAATGTGTAATCGTTATTGGTGCCATCTGCTCTAAATGCCTTGATTCTGGAACCGCCAAATGTGTCAAATGGGAAATCATACCAGCCAGATTTATCCCATCCTGCTTCTTGTGAAAACAGTAATCCTGTGACCATTGTTCCGCCATAGTCAACACCTGACATTACCTGATCTAACTCGTTGCCTGGCATGCCTGCTCCTGGTGTGTAAAAACCTTTTGTTCTGTCAGCGGCTGTAAATCCTGTTTCATCGCCGTACACCTTGTACACACTGCCGACGTTGTCGTCGAAGTCTGTTGATGAGGTGAATGCATTGGTCACTTTGTAAAGTTGGTTGTTGTACCTTAATAGGTCATTGTAAGCATAGTTTGTGTTGGCCGCCCAGTCTACAACCCTAGATGTGCTGGAAACCCTGTCAAATTTTATTGTGGTGTCAAAGTCTCTTACTAGGTCGTTGGCTAGATTAGCATATGCTCTTGCTGTGTCTGACGGCGTTGAACCGTCATCAGCACCACCCGTGATAACAATCATTGGAGTGGCTGTGTAATTTGATCCTTTGCCTGTTAGTGTAATTTTAGTGACCTTACCGTCTTGTATTGTTGCTGTTGCCGTGGCCGCAGTGATGTCTGGAGTCTCATACATTTTGTAGGCACCTGATCTGGTGCTGGTAGGAGTGATAGTTGTACTGGGACCATAAAACAATCCAGAGAAACCGTCGAAGCCGTAGGTGTTGGTTGTTCCTGAACCTCCGTTTTGACTGTCCCATACTTTTGCTTGAGTCTCACTGCTGAACAAAGGATAATAGTAACCGTAACTGCCTGATGTTGAACCTCTATTACTAGTTGCTTGTATCTGGAATGGCCCTGTGGATGCCACCGTGCCACCAACTATGTTTACTGTAGGTGTCTGCGTGTATCCAGATCCACTATCAAAAACTGTTATTGATGAAACATATTTCTTGTGGTAATCGTTCCACATCTGCCATGGGTATTCGGTCAACTTCGCAGTGTCTAGACTTACATTTAACGGTCTTATTTTTCCTGTACTTTCGTCATAGAAAGTTGGATTGTCAAAGTCTGTGTATATGCCGTCTTGCGTCTCTGTCTTGTCATAACCAAGTCTATACTCTCGCAGTTTAGTATGGAAAGGTTTGACTTCGTTTATGTAATCTTCTATCCAATCATCTGTGCCAGTTGTGTAAGTTTTTCTCTGGTCGAGTTCACGCACACTGTTTTTTGCATTGATAAATGAAGTTTTGAACATCCAGTCTACGTAAGTTTGCTCTGCGAGAACTTTTCTCAGTCCTGTAAAGAACAAAGTGTTGTACTCAACAGCAAGGTTGTTGACAAACAAGTCATCTCTTAATGCAGTTAGAATATTTCTTGTTTCAATGCTTGGCTGTTGGTCAAAGAAGTTGTCGTCGAAATTGTCGGCGCCGGCAAATCCTGTTGCGTCCTGTGAATAGTCATAAAGTTTAGTGCTAAGCCTTATTGTGCCATTCTCTGTACCAACATTTTTAAACCCTGTGGCCGTTTGCATGAACAATTTCCAACCACCTGTGTCCGCGTTTGTTACCTTTACATGTTTTCCTATAGCCAGGTCAAGTGTGTCAAGCTCATACTGGAAGGTGACTTGTTTGTCAATCTTCGTGTTCTCGTCATGGGTCATTGTGCCGTCTGTATCGTACCAATCTGTGTAACTCCAATATGCACTAGTGTTATAGGTCTGTAGTTTTGTTCTTGTGAATTCTGTGCCGTCCCAGGTGTATATCGCCCAGTAGTTGTTGGCCGTTTCGTCTGCCTTAACCAAATATCTCACACTGCCTGACAAGTCTGCCGTGTTAATATAGGTCAGCTCAGCGTATGTGTCAACCGTTGCGTCCCATTCACCGCTCTGTTGTGTTGGCTCAGGCTCTTTCTTGTCCAGGTTGCCTAAATTGATTGTTCCGCTCAACTGATTTTTCTTAAGCACAGTGTTTGCGTAATCTATGATTTCCTTCAAAGCGGCGTATCTGTCAACGTACCAACTCTGCCTAGGCCTTGTGTTGTTTCCATATCTCTCATTTACAGGCGAGTTAGGGTCAGGCACTATGTCGCCTGTGCTGTTTGACCCGATCAAAGAGTCCCACCAACGTGCTTCTATCACACTTCCAGGTTTGAAATCAGCATCTCCCTCTCTTGCCAACTTCCAGACGCTGTGTGCATCTCCATCAAAGTCATTTGTCCTTATGTCAACGTTTAGCACAATGTCATCCCCAACAAGATCGGTTACATTGTATATCTGTAATTTGTTAGTGTCCGTTACAGCGTAGTACTTGATATCAAATGCACTTGGGTTTGCGATAAGATTCGCCACGTATGCCACTGTGTTTTTCCTGTGGGGGTGCCTATGCCTGTCTCCCACTGGGCTTGATGGCAATGTTGTTTTGCCTTTGACCCAATAGTAATAGATATTGATAAATCTATCTAACCTTGAATCATATATTTGTTTTACCGTGTACTGTTCGTCGTTGCCATAGAGGGCGGTACCGGTCACTATTTGGTTAGTCTGTCGCCTCAAGTTCCATTCACTTGGCAACAGTCTTGACTCTGTCCATTCGTATACATCGATGCTTGAGCCTGGGAAGGTTCTTCCCCAGTTGTTGTTTTTGTACTCCTGTGTTCCTTGCTCGTACCATAGCCATTTTACAGTGGAAAGATCCCACCATACCTCACCTAGGTGATCTTCTGCCCATGGTGTTTTGCTGTTTGCATTATCTCCAACATTGTAGGTTGCCGGATCCCATGCAGTTTTAATATCAATCTCTCTGTCTGCCAATCCTAAAATTCTTCCTTTGACAGGATCATAAAGATCATAGTAGTCTCTTATCTGTTTGCTTTTGTTGTTAAATTCGAAAACTTGTCCTAACTTGCTGACATCTATAAAAGCAGTCTCTGACGCTATGTTCTTCCAGGCGTAACTGCCACTTGTTGTTAAATCATATCTTATAACCGTTCCGTCGTTTGCAACTTTTGTGCTTCCATCTGATTTTGTGTTTCCATCGTCCTGAGGAGCACCTACCAACACTGTGTTGTCTATTATGCAAACGCCACGCCCAAAATCGTCGTTCTCTGTAATACTATCTCCTTCAAGCATGTCGTCTATCACAAATTTTGAATTATACATGGTTGCCGTAAACGCTCCACCTGAACCGATGTTTAGGTCCACCACGTCAGTGTCCTGCAAGTCGAAAGTTGTTTCTCCAGAGTCAAACTTCATCTCTCGGAATGTTGCAAATCTTTCGGCGCCTATCACTATCCTGTTGCCCGACTGGTTGATGTCCACAGTTGTACCAAACTTCATGTTGTTCTGTGGTTCAGGTGCTTTTATAGTTTGTTGCAGTGTGTAAGTGTTTGTGGATCCGTCAGCGTTCCATTTGTAGTAGTACACTGCACCACCGTCTATCTGCCCTGTGCTACCGTCATCAACTCCTGGTGCTCCTATTATCAAAGTGGTTCCGTCCTTGCTCATTGCAATTGACTCTCCAAACGCAGTGTTCAGAGAAGATCCATCACTCGACACACCTGTCAATGTCTGTGCCAAAACAAAAGAATGTTGTGTGCTTCCGTCGTTGCTCTGCGAAGTCCTTCGAAATATTTCAACCTTGCCGGCATTTCCAGGTGCGAGTGAACTTACTGCTAGAATGTCGCCGTTGTCGTTTGCCTCTAATCTGTAGCCAAACCTCTGTCCTGAACCGCCATCTGGTGCTTCAATTGTGTAATCCTGTGTCCATGTGTCATATGTAGAACCGTCTGATCCGACTGCCCACTTGTACATGTATACAATTCCTCGGTCACTGTCATGTCCCGGAGCCGAAATAAAAAGGTACTTCGTAGGTGTTGTGCTTAAAGAGTTGACGCCAGGTTCTGAAATTTTGTGTTGCCAACCAAAGTTCAATCCTTCGTTGTTACTAGATCCATCTGTTGGCGGAGATATTGTGTTTAGTATTGCATACTCAAAAGTGCTTGGGTTCCATTGGTACACCTTTACAAGACCCGAATCTATCTGCCTAGTGCTACCGTCTGAGTCGACTGTGTTACTGAATGGTGCCCCTGCAACAACATAGTTCTCATCTGTGCTGATCGATAACGATTCACCTAATCTGCTAGTGTTGTCATCGTTATCTGTCATAGTGACAGTTGACTGAGTTGAGAGACTAGTGCCTGCATCTGCAGATTTCCTAAATAGGAAATGCACTTCACCTTGTCCTTTGCCTGGTGCTGAAATTATAATAGTTCTACCGTCATTACGTGCAACAATCCTATGGCCAAACTCTTGTGATTCTGTAGTGGCATCAGGTGATAGCACCAGTCCTGCGTTGTATGGATCAACCTTTTCGTAAACACCCCATAGTCCTGAACTGTCACTGTCAGCAAAAACCTTGTCACCTTCTCTGTCTATTGCAGAATCTCTATCATTGTATTCACTGTGGTGTATTAGATCGTTCACGTTGTCCATTGATGCTAGTCTTACAGAAATAAATTTGCTAATGTTTCCAAAACTGTCTGCTGTAGAACCATCTTCTAATGTTGGTATAAAACCCAGGTTACCTTGGAAATCAATAATGACCGTTTTATGACTTACAACGGCCGCGACTTGATACACGCCATTAAGAGTTGGCTCTTCACTATTAGAGATTGCAAAAAAGTCCGGTTGGCTTGTCTGAGAAGCCGCCGACAGACCATGTGATCCTGTGAATGTGATCTCCAACTGTGTTGCATCGTTTATAGTACGTAGATCTGCGATATTGATTCCTGCATTTGTAATTCTAAATACGTCCCAATCATTGTTACTTTTGTTAGCCACCCAAATCAAATCATTTGCCGACACAGTGCTCAGGTCTAAGTTTAATAGCTCTGCTATGTTGAATGCAGTGTGTTGCACCTGGGTTAGACGAGGATATCCTGCTGTTTTAAGAATTTGTGCTTTGTCTCTGTCTATTCCTTCTTTTGTGTAATCTAGTCTTTTGAAAGTTTCCGAAGCAGTGTATTCAACTGGCCTGAAATAAAAATTCTCCTTCACTATGCCACGTGATCTTCCGTATGATGCCGTTTCATTCGTGTTATCTAGAAGTTCTATGCTTTGCGGGTTGAATTGTATTTCACTGTCTTTTAGTGTGATCTGTATATTTTCAGTTGTGTCTGTGTTCCCAAATGAACCTGTCCTGATCATCCATTCTGGATATAGTTCGAGGTTTATGTCTTCGCCCTCATACTTCGCTTTTAAAATTTTATCTATCGCGGCCTGTGTTCCTTTTTCTCTGATGTAACCTTGATAGAACTTGTATTGTGATACATCATTTACAAATAAATTTTCAAGATAGTCTCTTGACTGATATCCTATTAGCCTCTGAGCAAGTTCCTGTTGTGATTCGTCAAAGTTATTTGTTTCTAGATTGTAGAAATCGTTAAACTGAGATATCTTATATTCAAAATTAGGAATCAGTTGTGGTGCAGGTTTTTGATCTTTTTGAGTCCAATTTAAATTATCAAACTTAGATCCTGAATTATGATTACTTTTTGCCACATAAAACTTTCCTTGATATTCAACGCTGTCACCTATTCTGTAATCTGTATTGGCCAACCAATATGTAACCTGTGCCGCGTCAAACACAAAACCCGGAGCATAATAATCACCATTCCAATTTGCTGTTTTCCATCCAACCACTTTCAATCTTTGTTGTCTGAAACCGGTAGACGGTTCATAAATTATATCTGAGAACACAGTCTTGTTGTCAAAAATCAGCAAGTGTTCTTTCTGCACAGTGTTCAAAGAAATGTTGTATAGTCCAATTGTGTCGGACTTGATTCCAAGTTCAAAAGTCTTTCCAATTCTTTTTGTTGACAGTTCGGTTATGTCTATCTTCCTACCGCCTGCATCAAGCACGGAGTAGTCTCCTGCAAGATTCCTTAATTTTCCAACAACACTGTTATCTGTGTCTAATTCAAATCCGTCTGCGGCCGGTGACACAGTTACAGCAGATCCAGGAGCCCATTCCTGTGTTGTCCAAAATAAGAATTCTCTTACAGCGTTAGACCAATTCAATGTTTCTTTTAATTCATTTGAGAATTTGTTAAATTTAAAACCTTGTGACTCCAACCAGTGTCCATATCCAAACAAGAAGTCTGCAACATCCTGTATAGTGTCAAACACATGCCCATACGGTATGGTCTGTATCGCTTCCTGGTGTGTTGCATATTTTTTGACTATAAGAGAACCTTCCACAGAAACCGGTGTGACCGTTGAAGTTGTGACTGGGTAATTGAAATTAAAATAAGGTCTGACAGTGTTATATCCTAGTACTTTGTAGCCACCAAGCACCGTTGATCCATCTTCACTTATGTCTGTATTTTTTTCTATAAGCACACCAGAGTAGTAAAAACTTTCTACAGGATTTGATGTTCGAAATAATATTTTAAAGTTTTCGTCGGGAATGAATTTTGATCCCGATGTAGATCCAGGCGAAACACTGTCTGTTAAAACTTTTATATTTTCTTTGTCTGTGAACCCACCTAACTTGTATGCCAATTGAACAGTCAGGCCTTTCATTTTTTCAGTGTAAAAAGTTTCTGCATCAAGATTTCTCGACACTAGATAGTTGATAACGTAGTTTTGGTATCCTGAGGTCTGATATCTAGTTACAACACCTGTTGCAGTGTCTGTTGAGGTTTCAAGATGGTACTTGGCAGTGGCTAATGTTCTCCTAATGCCAGTGTCGTTATCAATTTGGTTTCCTGCTGTGTTTGTTCCAAGCCTCGATACATCAAAAAAGTTTGAAAAGAATTTTGCAGGTTTTGTAACTGCAAGTGTCTTCAACGCAGTGAATGGAAATGAGCTTGATCTTCTCCATGCCGTTTCCGCTGGTGCTTGATCTCCAAATTTCCAGGAATTCTGCCTGCCTGGAATGTCATAGTTGTCAACCAGTCCTGCCGCCAATGGATCAAGTAAATTTCCTGAGGCATCAACAGGCAAGTATGATTGTATTGTTGGTTTGCTATATCTACCAACTTCAGTTGCAATCTTGTTCCATAACACGTCATTGGCAGATGTGTATGGAGCAGGACCGTAAAGATCCTCCCAATCGCTTGGTTTTTCTGAATGTCCTAACATCTCCCACGGCCTTAGATGTGGCACGTCTGTGTCATAAAAGTATTTGTATATGCCTCTCCAGTGTCCTGGTAGATTTTCATCTATAAGCCTGCCTCGAGATCTTGCATAGTTGTATGTGAAAGGTGATCCTTCCGAAAACGCTGTATTATTGATATACTGAACATTGTTCCTACCTGCCCATTTGTAAAAGTCAGGACCCATGATGTCATTTATTTCTCGAAGCGTGTACTGTGTTGACGTGAATGCACTTGGAGTCACATCATTCATTTCTAGCAAGTCTGAATCGAAGGTTACCTTAATGTTGTTGTAAATCCTTTTTTCAAGTTCTAAGATCAAATCATCACGCTCGTCTCCGTATGCTTTTATGATAGACCCATCATGTTTTCTTATAACTGCTGTGTTCACAAGGAATGTGTCATCTGTAAATGCTTCCGGCGTATATTTAGGATACATACCAAGTTTAGTAGGAGACGGTGGCATGTAACTGCCCGTTGTATCTTCGTAATCTTTTATTACAATTTTATCTCCCTCTGCTAGGGCTTTTGATATGTTGACAGAATCATCTGTGGTGCTAAAAGTATAATCCGTGCCTAGTAACAACTGAGCGCCATTCAGATACACGTATACCGCTCTGTTGCTAGGCTTAGATATATCATGTTGTGAATTTAAAGCATAATCTGTCTGTGATGATCCCATGACAGTATATGATCTTGTTGAAACATTTTCTCCATACCCTATCATGTCTTCATAGAAGAAAGGGAAACTGCTGTCTCTGCCGGGAGTGATTGCTGAAATTATTTCGTCAACCCTGTCAGCCGCAATGCCTTCATAAGAAGTGCCTGTGGCGTGAGTCAAGAAAGAATTGTACCATTTCTCATATTCTTGATTCGCATGATCAATGGCGGTAATTGCGTTTGCGTCTTGATCAATAAGATTGAAGATAGCCGGCAGTAACGGTGCTTCGTGTTGCTGAATGCTTCCACCTTTTAATCTAGCGTCAGGCTTGTCTCTAAGATTAGATACTCCCGGTATTGATCCTGTCACATCCTGATTCCTATCAAGAATGTCTCTCACATGATGTAAAATTTGTCCAAAAGTAAAAGTACCCAACTGTTCATTCAAAGAGTTTGTTGATAAATTTTGTGGAAGTTCGTATATGCCCTTATCACTCACTTTGTCAGCACTGCTGTATCCTGCTATCCTAACCTGGTCGTTAGTTTCAAGATCCTCGTTGAACTTCACGTACTTGTTTGTGGATCCATCAACCAATGTGTACTCTGTTGACAATGTTTTCCGTGTACCATTTACGAGCACCGACACTTCTAAATCAGTAAGTGAAGCAGAGTTTTTATAGAAGTCGATCGGGAAAAGTTTCTTCTCTGTATCGTCGACTATTAAAGTTCTCACTACTCGCTGTTTACTTTCACTAGTTCTCTTTATCCAAGAGCTTCTGGAATTGTGTGTGGCACGTCCTGTCGTGTAGTGTAAATGTCCTTCACCAAGCCTTTTAGTAACGGTAGTTGTACCGCTTTTATATGTGAATGTACCTGCAGTATGATCTGATTCGAAAACAATGTCACCTATGTTGTTAATTGTGTTGTATTTTACTTTTATGCCTAGCACTGTGTCGGTGGTTGCCGAGTCAGATGTTGCAAATTCAAAAACTTTTGCTCCAGCGAATGTTGAATTTGGATACGTGGTCGCGTCATCAAATGATACATGATCGTTGTCAAACATGCCAAAAAGAGGTTGCTGGTTTACTCCAGCCTTCTGCTGTGCTTCTTCCCATACTTTGGTAGTCGTGTCAAAGTAAAATGTCTTGCCTTGGTTGTTTGTTCCAAATTCTATAAAAACACTATCGTCGGCTGTAGGTATTCCGTCGTCCTCAAGTGTGAGGCTAATGTTTTGCGAACTGTCTCCAGTGTCGGCAAAACTTACTTTGTAAATCCTTCCCTTTACTGTAGGGTCAGTATCTGCCGCAAATATTACCCTCATACCTTCAGCGAGGGTGATACCATCGATAATGTAACCAGTCTGTAATACTATTTCACTAAATGCATCCTTGGTTACTGTGTCGTACAAGGTTACAGATTTCTTTGCCACTGTGCCGTGATTGTACAGGGCAAGTCCTGAATCAAATTCAATAATCGGTCTTTTAGCTCTAGCGTCCTGATCAAATGTCGCAGTGAAACCGCCTATCCTTGCAGTTTCTTCTATTACAGATCTGTGAAACCATCTGTTGTATCTTGACCAGGCGTTCTGGTCACGTGAATCTCTTTTAATTGTTATATAATCTAGTGTTTCTGGAATATAGAACGCTTTTGCATATGGTCTTGAGTCGTATGCAACCGTGTCATATAGTATTGTTGTCTCAGTGGCATATGAACCAGGTGTGATAAGATCCTCCACATCTGTCAGTGTAATAGCATCTCCTACACCCTCAACATAGTATTCTTTGTTTTGATATGCAGTGGGAACCTTATCATTTTTGAATGTAATCTTCATTCCATTGGAAAGATCAAGCGTCCTTAGACTGTAGTTTTTTGTTCCTATAATGTCATTCTCAGGATTGATTTGAACAGTAGATGTGATATCTCTGATTTGTAGTAGGCCGTACATGGCATTGTGGTTTCCACACTGATAATATAAAGTGTCAGGTGCACCTGTTGTTGGCACCGTAAATGTGACTGTGCCGTAATCCGCACCATTATTTGTGACTCCTGAACTGAATAGTGTTGACGTTGATCCGTCCTCTGCGACCTGATTGTTGTAAGGTTCGGTCATTATGTAGAAAGGATGACCTTTTGCGTTTACATTAAATTTGTAGGTGTTTCCCCTGTACAGGATAAGAGTCGGATTGTTTTCGTTTTCCCTGTGAGTAAACTCGTATGCCGCTTGGGCATTATTTTTTACCGAGTATTCCACCACTGTTGATGGTCCAACCGAATCTAACTCTATTGATCCAGGTCCATCAGGCAACCAGTAGTATTCTCTATAATTGACCAGTTTGTCATAGTCTATTGCCGGGTTCCAACTGTAGACAGTTTCTTTGTTTAACCTGTCATGATTGTTGACGTTGCCTCCAAAAAACTTGATCTGGTTTATGTAGTCATCATATGTGCCTGTGAATTTTACCTGATCCTCAGGATTAATGCTGGTTGTGTCTTTGTCTGTGTAAGTGACCGCTGGCTCGAGCTGATAAGCCATCCTGTCTCTGCTGGTTCCAGGAAGGTACCTGTCATTAACGTTTCTTGTGTAAGCATCCTGTCTGCCTATGAAACCGTCAAGCCTCTCCAGTGCACCTTTCTGTACCAAAGGATCCAGTGTACTTGCTAGAAATCTTTGGTTGCTGTCAGTCCTGTAAAATGCAGGAAGATGTTGTACAGTACGTCTGTACTCGTTGTTGCCTTGTTTTACAACTTCGTTATTGACTGATGCGTTTGTTGTGTTGTCTGCCATTAGTATCCTGATCCACTACTGCCGGAACTTGATGATGATCCGGAACCTGTTGTAGTAGAGCCTGACACTGCTGATCCTGTTGTGCTGTTCGTTGTGGCAGTTGATACTGATGTGACCACAGATCCGGAAGCCGCTAATTGGTTGGCTCCAAGTGCTGTAATAATTGACACATCATCAACGGTGGCCCCACTGATGAAAATCTCGTCCGCCGCTGAATTCAGTTGGAACAAAGACCCAAAACTTTGTCCTGACTGGTTTGGCACGATCACAACCGTTAATAGGTCAGGTGCCAATTCATTGTGAACATAAGCGGCTAATTCTGTAAAATAAAAACTGTCTCCAAAATCCCAGTTATCCAGAGCAAAAAATTCATTGATTGCGGCTATGACTCTCGTTTTTATCACTGCATCTGATACATTTGTTTTAGGATTTTTCACAACTTTAAATGTTGCCTGTAATTCTTCATTGGCTGTTGAGCCAAATAATACTTTGTATTTGACAGGATGGTAAACAATCTGGTCCGATAGAGATTTCAATGGATTCAATATTCCTGAATAGTTTATCCTCAGTTGATCCGACGTAGAAGTTTCTGGTTGCGTCCCACCGTCCTGTAGATATATTCTGAATAGGTTGTCATAAGTTCTTTCCAGCATGTAAACGTCTACAATGTTGGAAACACTTGGATCAATCCGTGTTTCTTGGCCAGCATGATGCTTGTATTGGAAACTTAAAGAACTCCTGCCCTTTCTTGCAATGTAATCAATGTTTGTTGAGAGTGTGTTTGTTGTGCTGTCATATTTTTTGATCACATCCTCATCTGATGCATAGAAATAAAATAGTTGATTGTCAGAATAGGTCGCACTCGATAGTGTTATGTCTGCTTCCTTTTCTGACACAACGAAGTTGGAGGCCGCATACGGTCTGAATCTTTCTATGTTATCATACGAAATGTATTTTTCTAAGAAAATAAATTTTGTAGACTCTGACAGTGTTGGCTCGATTATGATGTCGAACAGTTCTGGATTGTCCACAACGCCATCGTCATCATCATCGAAAAATCCAACTTTGACTTTCCTGTTGTCTTGGAAGCCATCTGATTCGGTTACTGTGTCTACCACCTGCCAGGTGATAGGATATCCAACGCTGTTGCCTGTTGAAACTATGCTGTTTGTCTTTAATAATTTGACTGTGTCCTTAACAGTTTTTCCTGTTTTGTAGTCATAGATTCTTTCTTCAATATCATAATGAAATTTGTTCTGTGACTCAGATTGAAAAATGTAGTCAAGTTTCCTATACTGTACTGTATACGTGTTTCCGTCATTTGTTAATTTGAACCACCAACTTGCATCTGCATTTGTGCCTGTTGTGCTTCCTGTATCTGCTAGACTGAATACCGAACTTGTAGAAAGATTGGTTGATGTTATCACTTTCCAAGACTCGCTGTCTATATCGTATCTTAATCCAAACTCCTCAAAGGCTTCTATCCGATCAATGATATCCGTTTCTAGGGTACTTGAAAATGAAGTTGTAAGATTTGGAATAATTGCATTAATCACTGATCCATCAGGAACCACATTATTCAACGTAACTGGGCCAACTCCTGTTTCCAGATTGCCTTTTCCACCGTTAGCACCATCTAGGACAACCGCGCCAATCTTTGCCCAAAGTCTGTCTTCTGCTTCGGCGGTGCCTGCAGTTACCAAAGTATTGTTCAAAAATTCCCTTGTGTCGGGAGATGTGAACTTTATCAATGCTCCTGGTTTAGCATATTTTAAATTCGAAGTGGCCGAGTCACCTATCACTAGGGCACCACCTGATGTGAAAAATCCAGTGTTGGTATTTGTAGATGTTGTTGTAGAATTCCATGTTGTTGTCAGTCCACTTACGTCTTTGCTGGCATATTTCAAATAGTAGAATTGCCTTGCATATGCATTCTTCAATTTTGCTTCTATGTCAGCGTCAATTGTTGATTGTATATCACTACGATTATTGAAAGTGAATGTAAACTGTTGTGTTGATTCTTCTCTGTAAAGGATTCCGTCCTCAGCAAAAGTGCTGACATTAGAGTAGGCACCCGTCGGATCTAATATTTCTTTGGCCCTGGATATACCTGATGCTGATCTGTTTACAGATCTCACCTTGACAATCTCCTGTGATGCCGATAGTGGGACAACTTGATAGTCCTCAGCAGTAATCATCCTGTTCTGGGAATAATAAACCTGAGATGCTTTTTCTTTTATGGAATCATTGGTCTCAGTTGCCGCCGAATTATAAACAGCTCCTTTAAGACTTATGGTCATTGACAAATTCTGCTGTGCACCGTTGTTATCTGTGTAGGGCACAGTCAACTGTACATTCTGCATGTCCGAAGATTGGATGCCATACTTTGCATTGTCACTCACTCTTACATACGCCCTGAAACTTCCTAGCGGAATGTTTGAAAAATTTCCATCGCCAAAAACAAGATCTACTGCATCATTATTTTTAGTAACGACGTTGTAAATGTTTCTTTCCGAGCTGGATAATGAATTGTAAATTGCGTTGTTGCCGGCCAGTGCAGGAACCTTGTTCCATACTTCTGCTATCTGACCAAACTGATCTAGTCTGTACAGCCAAACATCACTGTCGTTTACATTCGTGATGTCAAGCGATTTGACAAAATTGGTTACAGATGCATCAACAGTAAAGTCTGTCTGCTGTAGTGTTCCTTGTTTGAAAAGAAAGAAAAATCCTGTGTTGTTAGAACTGTCACCGGATCCATCTGTTCTGTATGTGTATGTCAGGCCTGATCCAGGCACCGGGTCGGACTCGTAAATGCTGTCTGAACCTGTGATCCTGCTTGGTACTATCTCGAATCCCCTCGATATGCCTCCGACAGATTTTGAAAATTTAAATATCGGCACATCCAATTGGTTTGAACTCAAAGTGTATACTTCTGTGTCTATGCCACCAATCTTACCTGATTCCCTTGGATTACCGAACAGTTGTCCTGTCTGGTTAGCCGCATTTAATATTGCTGTGAACTGTTCTCTGTAGTTTGAATTGGCAGAATCATTCCATATGATTGTGCTGTTCGCTAGATTTGTTCCGGTGCTGTCTAGTACATCCTGCGTAGTTGAAATAGAATCTATCTTTAATAATCCTGTGGCCGGCTTGTTTCTCTTGGCATTGTAGTTGATTAACCTTGCTAACCTCAGCACAGAGTTTCTTCTCTCCGCTGTCTCGAGGAAGTTTTCCCTAGCGTTTAGGTCCACTCTGAAAGATAGTGCTTGAGAAATGTAGGCTATCAGATCTATCAGTGCTACGTATTCGGCACTTTCAACAAAGTCATTGAAATCGTCTGGATAGTTCTCCCTGAGATATGCAACCATGGTCCTCCTCAGCGTCTCAAAATCATAGGATTTGAAATCGGCCTGTTGGAAGGACTGGTAGATCTTTCTCCAATCTTCCGCTACAAGTAATCTGTTCTGTCTATCTGTTGTGGCCATTGTATATACAACGGTATTTATATGTTAGGAAATGTGCGTATATTAAGATAGACGCAATAGAGAGTTTTCATCGAAATTAAACCGCAGTTTTTCAGTGATGTTCAAAGGCACATAGGTGATGGTTGCCTGTATTGCTATGCCCTTATCGGCCTCTGTTACCAAAATGTCTTCTGTGGCGATCCTCGGATCTGCGTTTAGATTTGCAGTTATATCCTCAATAATAGCCTCTTTTAGGTCGTCAGTGAATGGTTCAAATATCGCATCATATATGATTGTGCCAAATTCAGGGTTTTCAACCCTTTCGCCCTTACGCACACTTAATCGGTTGATCAGCCCTTGCTTGGCAACCTCGAAATCATAAAGTTTGAAGTTCTGCTTGTCTGCACGTGAACTGAAACCTTTGAAGGTCACTGTCTTATTTGATAAGTCCCCTGTTCCTGAATCTCCATATGCCATATTGTATATTTACTCCCTAAAATCTAAAGAAACTCCTTACAGCCGAGATAGCCTGGGTCTTGATTGATGCTATTTTTCCATACACAAAGTTCATGGCCGCGGCCTTTGGATCATCTATCAACCTTTGTATTTCTGATGCTTTACTTACGAGAGTGTTTACTTTTTCTAAAGGTATTTTAATTTTGTCGTTAAGATTCACAATTTTTTTAAGTTTACCTGCCACCGCCTTGACCGATTTTTGTTTTAAAAGTTCAGTCTTTATCTGTTGAATATCCGAGGCTGACATGTCGGGATTAGATTTTCTTATCTCTTCTATTGCTTCATTTATAAATTTCTTCTTCCTAGCGGTACTACTGTTTCTGTCGTATGGTTCATGGGTAACGAAGTCTGACACTGTGGTCTTGTTTGGAATTTTGTTTACCTGTAGACCTCTCTCCATGATGTCATTGCCAAATTTGTCAACACCAGATGACTTTGGTCCCCTGAATGGTCTATCATCATCTATGTCTATCAATCCGTTTGTGACTTTGATCCCAACCTGTCCTGCTTCCGGTACCAACCACGACGGTCCCCATCCTTTTCTTGGTCCTTGTGAATTCAGGTGCACCTGCGATCCTGCTAGATCTATATTGCCACCGGCACCATGCAACTGTGTGCCTTCTGAAAAAGATGAAATCACCGAGCCAGCGTAACTCCTCAGTGTTCCTTGTGATGAATTACGTATGGAGTTCTTGGCCATCGTGTGAACGTTGGCCTCAGCGTTGAGTTGTACATTCTGCTCTGCAGTGAAGTTGATATTGCCTTTGGCGTGAAAATTGATGTTGGTGTCTGAGTGCAGATTAAAATCTGTGCCGGACCTGAAGTCTATGCCGTTTGCCGAGTACACACTGATCGTACCATCGCTTGCCATCTCTATGAACGCTTTGCCTGACCCGTTGGCCAGATAAACTACACCGTCCGTGTCGTGCATCAGCAGTTGGTGTCCTGAGGCCGTCCTCAATCTAGTAAGTTGGTTGTCTCCATTCACATCACCGTCGTCCATCACAAAAGAATGTCCAGACTCCCTGTCAACACGCACAACACTTGCATCTAATCCAATGTTGATCGGCCTACTGTCACTCCTTATTCTTCCTGGCGTGTTCATACCAAACACTGCACTTGGCGACTCCCGTCTCGCTGACGATGAAGTTGTGCCCCTGACTGTGTCCTGTATCAGCCCTTGACCTGTGAGTTGGTCGGCCAATAGATTGTTCACTGGATAGTTCCATAGCTGTGAATTGCCAATGTTATCACCATTTGTTATCTTTCGATTTTTTTCGCCGGCAGGCACTACGTCTGTTCCATAGATCGCTTGTTTGTTTTGTGAAAAATCCACCCCACCTGCGTCTAAACGTGTTTTATCTGTGGCACCGTTTGCCGGAACCATCTGGTTAGTCATTGGATCCTGCACACACCCTATCCAAAACGCCGTGTTGGAGTTTTGATCCCCCTTGGCAAATATTACCATCACTGTTGTGTCTATGTCCGGTGGAACTGCCCACATTCCATATGACTGTTGCGTGGCCTTGAAATCATATGGATTAGTCTTTGACACAGCTCTTAAACTTTTGACACCATAGAATGGTGACAGGTACTGACACCAGATCAGCTGTTCAGGTGTTGGCTCAGTGGTGTTGGACAGAGCGGGAACGTTCACACCCAACCTACCCATCCTAAGTGGATCTGCCGTAGTCTTCACAGTCGCCAGGTACGGACCTGCGTCACTGTCCATGTACTTCTCATTGAAGTCCTTCTGGTTGTCCTGAGTATCTGTGAATCCCCTTGAATCTTGATATGACATACTTTATTTTAATGAATCTCCATAATCCTCTATACGACCAAGGACTTTTCCTGCATTCTCGTAACTTTCTATTAATGCTTTTTTGTCTTCTACTTTATCTTTTGCGTACTTTTCCAATTGACCTACACTATTTTCATAACTTCGTATCAAGGCAATAGGAACGCCTTCACCGTTCTGATTATTTAAACGCACACATGTCAGTGTCTGTGTGAACTGGCCACTGTTGATTTGATTGTCCACTTTCACCACTTGGTAGACACCACTGAAGAAAAGATTCTCCTCTCGGTACTTCTTACCATCTCCACCGAACATGGTTCCTTCTTTATCATTAAGATCTGATGGCAACCTGTATATTAGATTTATGCATGGCATGTATTGATCGGCATTGAAACACTGTAAATCAGTATCAAAGTCTTTTCCGCTCTGGAAAGGATTTGGCGGCCCTTCTTTGTCTGCTGACGGCACGTATATGTCTTGGCATAGGAAGGCAGGGTCTCCTAGGATGTCAAGTTCGATCCGCATCATGTCCGCTTCTGGGTTGGTCAGATAATCAAAGAACTCCTGTGCCTTGGGATTGTGTTTATTGACCGTCTCCACGCTACTCCTACCCTTTAGCACCGATGGGTACGACCTCAATGGAAGTGTCTCATCCGGAGCGTCTTCCTTGCCAAACGGTTGCAATATAAACTGTTTGATTTCTGCCCAAGCACCATCTTGAGTTGGTGTCTTTGCCTCCCGCACATTTCTCATGTAGTAGGCAGACTTGTAGTTGATCCGTAGTCCCTGCACGTCCACGTTCTCACCTGTGTAGAGATAGTTGTATTCCTTCCTCACATAGCTTGACCAATCCACGTTTGCACTCATGCCTGCCCCAACCATCTTCAACACATGTACCTTGTAGGGCATGGCACGGAATATTATCGTTTTTGGGTGCATCTTGGTCACCTTGTCTAGCCTGGAGGTGTCTGTCAAAATAGTGCTCTTGATCTTGAACCATGGTATGAAGGGTTTTTTGGCTATCCGGTCTTGGAACTTCGGTGACTTCAGGACATTGATAATCTTCTCCGGATTGTCAGCATCTACTTCGAATCCCAGTCCATTAAGATAGCCCACCCAAAAGTTGGAGGCCAATTCCGCGTAACCAAAGTCTCCCCTAATGGCGTCCTCGAAAAATTTGGTCAATGCTGTGAAACTGTTTGCCTGTGCAAATGACTTAAAAGTCTTTGGTCGCCTGTTGGTGTCTGCCGTATATATATCTCCGGTGGCCGCCAAATCCCTTGCCGTAGATAGATCTGCGGTGGTGGCGGCTGGCGTGTTAAAATTCTGACTCTCATCTTCTGTGCCGTAGCCCTTAGCCTGTTTTTTAACCTCTTCATCTATTTCGAACTTATATGTGTCCTTGAACTGCCTTTTCTTCTCTTTTATTTCTTCTTCCATGTCATCGTCGATACGTTTCACTACCGCCTTTGCCCAGTCCTCCGGACTATCCGTCGCAATAGGGATCTTAGTTCTTGGAAACTTAAATCGGTCATCGAAGCCCATGTCAGTGTATGGCACGGCCGTCACGGTGTACTTGGCACCACCCTCGTTTACGTCGAAGTAAACACGAAC